GTTCCAAGACAAATCCGCTGGAAGAATGTGCCCTCACCACAACGGCGGGTGGTAAGCCCCAAGCCTACCCCAAGATAACCAACATAGAAATGGACGGTTCGGGATTTATGAAACTGACATTAGAAGAATTCCAAAACAGCGACGAGGGTGTCGGTATAGCCGCGACCTCAAATAATTTTATATTATTCTCGGCGGCAATAGATCAACACAGAGTACAAAAGGACGATTTAACAACCCAGCTTATCCCAAAGAGAACCGCATATTCGGCGAGCACATTAATTTCTAATGTTGAGCTTGTATGTCAGCAAGTTATGGTTGATGACCGATATGAGGCGGGAATGATGAAGAAAATGAGAGATGGTGGCTCTGTGGAAATTGATATTCCAAGCGTTACCAATTACAAGCACTCGTTAGTTAGTAGCAACAGAAACGCGACGGTAAATCTTGCTGTATCCAATACGAGAGCAAAATCTATGATTATTATGCCGACTGATGCTCGTGTCTATGATACGGCTGATTTAATCGGTGGCTTATCAACAACCTATGAGGAGGAAAGCACGGGGATGGATGGTCGCCTTCATTCTATCCGCTCGGGTCAAGTTGGAATCACCGACCGCCTCAGCGATTACCAATTCCAGATAGATGATAAATTAGTACCATCTCGTCCGATTAATGTTTCCAAACTTGACGGTGGGCGTTCTATTACGGCTCAGCCTCTGGTGGAATTAGAGAAGGCATTAAATCAAGCTGGAATCGTCCCTCGGTCATTTGTTGATTACAGTCGCAATTTCTTGATTGGTCGTGCTTATGCTCTCAACGATGGTGTAGCTAATCTTAATAATAAATCAAATCAAGTTCAGCTATTTTATAACTCCTCTACGGTCGGCGGACAAGATAGACCACCAACTCGCAATAAGCTCCTTTATTGTTATTTATTCCACCTTCGCCGAATTTCTATCAAGGGCGACAGCGTAACGGTTACTTTATAAATAATCAATAATTAATATTTTCTATGAATTTTTTTTAAATTTTATTTTATTTATTTTATATTTTTAATATATAAATGAGCGTAACCAATAAATATCTATCTATTCAGCCGTCAAATGTACCAGCCTCGGGAAAAGTTTCTTTTGCCCGTGGTAATCCAATTTTAACTGTAACCCTTGGTCGCCAAGAGGGGATGCTTGATTTAAGTTCAATTCGTCTTAACGGTCAGCTTAATATTTGGAGAGATGCCGCGGGTGAAAATCACCCGACCGCCGCCGCCGCATCTGAACTTCGCGGTTCTCATAAATTAGGAATTTACGCCGCCATAGATCAACTTGTTTTTCGCCACGCAGAGACAAAGCAAGTCGTGGAACACATAAGACATTATGGACGCTTTATGTCTTCTTATATGCCCGTAATGGCTGGTCTCCAAGATGTAGCCGGTCATTTAGGTGAAAGTGCCTTAATATATCCAAATTATAATGCGTATAGAACGAGCGTCATCCGTAATGTAAGAGGTTCAGATTTCTCAATCCCGCTCCCATCTGGTCTCACCCTTGGGGCTTCTAAGTTGCCCCTCTCAAAATTACCTCTGGAAGTAGAAATTCATTTAGCACCGGATAGTCAGTTCTTTTATTCCAGCGATGGAACGACAAATAATATTTCCAACGCCTTTTATGAATTATCAGATATTGAGCTATCTTGTGAGGTAGCCTATGATGAACCGGCTCCCGACAAGGGCGTCTTCGCCTTTAATTCTATCACCTCGTATTTCTCCACGTTAGAAAGCACAAATTCCATCATCAATTACAATTTAGGATTATCAAAAGTTCTCGGGGCATTTGTAAATTTTGTTCCCTCAAATTTTATCAATAATTTAGCCCAAGATGGATTTCTCACTTATATGCCGACCAAAGCACCCAACGCCGCGGGAACGGGTGATGGTGGCGTCGCAAGTGTTGAAACGATTTCATTTCTCCGAAACGGTCAGCGTTTCCCTTCTTCTTTTGAGGTTGATTCAGTTCGCTCATCACCAAATAATGAAACAACGGTCGCCGATAGTCAAATTATGAAAGGCTTTTTATCCTCTATAATTCCCGAAGCTCAGCACACCCGAACGACAGCTTCTCCTCTAACGGCTAACAGAAATTTCACCGGAAACCAGAACGCGGTCTCGGGTTATCGGTTCATTCCCGAGACTGGCGGTGTTTATGGTGTAGGTGTTCTTTATGATATGCTTGACAGTCAAGGTGTTGATTTTTCCAGTTCTCAATTTTCTATCCAGATGACGACGGGGCTTGATGATGGAAATCCTATCTCGGCTTATCTATTTATTAAATCAAAAGTTGTCGTAGCTTGGGACGCTCAAATGGGAGTCCAAGTTATGATGTAAAGTTTTTTTTATTTTCTATTAAATTTTTTATTATTTTTTATTTTTTATAATTTTTTATATTTAATTAATATAAATATAAAATGACTGATATGAAAAGTGATCCCGTAAGTGGCGACGCCATTCCCGATTTACTCAAAGTTGGAGCTATTCCTTCATCATACGGACAGACCCTCACAACAGATGTTATTGACCCCGTAACCTTCTCACAGCAAAGAGTGAGATTCACTCTGTCTCGTGTTGCTGGCTTCCTTCATTCTAATTCCAAAATTACATTAGCCATCACTCCTCTCACAGCAACGACTGCTTTTTATCCACTAAATATTGGTGTTTCAAATTTAATCCAATCTGCGGCTCTTAGAGTTGGAAATAAAACTGTATGTGAGATTGATGATTACACACATTTCCATCAATACCAATCCCTTTTTATTTCTAATGAAGACAATAAAGAACGCGAACAATTCCTCTCTCAAAGATGTATTAATCACGGTTGTGTTTATGAAAATTTCGGGGCGGCTGCTGACGACCAGAATCCCAATTCTGCAACAAAGATTGGGATTGATATTGGACGCAATCCAATTGTTCCAGCTAATGGAACAGCTGGTGCTTTTAAATTATTCCCTCATATGCTTCACGATGCCGCCTCCGAAACGAGGATTAGTGAAGCCCCCGTTTATTCTGTATATCTAAGCGACCTTTTCCCATTTCTCCGAGTCAATCAGCTCCCGATGTTTATGTTAAATGAGGAAGTTCATATTGATATCACTTTCACCCCCGTTACTTCGGTATTAAGTGGTGGTGCTCTGTCTCGTCGTATGTGTGTCGGTTCGGCTGACAACGCAAATGATGCTGTTGAGTATCAAATTAATGAAAATGAAGTAAAACTAATTTATGATAGCATCAGTTATGATGGGGCTGTTATGGAACAGTATCGTCAGCAGAATCCAAAATTAACTTTCTCTTATGTTGATTATAGGCTCGCAAAGAGAACCGGCGACGAGAATGCTTTCTCGGATTTAACATTCCCCCTTGGTGGAAATGGTCGTTTAGTCAATAAGGTTCTTTTTGCCTTGACACCAGCGTCAAGTGCTGACCCGAAATCACTTCTCAATAATGTTGTCGCCCGAGATGTTCCAGTTGGGAATGATGTATCGGTCAATCTGTTATATAATGATTTATTTGAGTTCAACGTTGATCGTAAAAATACGGCTCTCTTATTCCACACGACCCAGCACGCAGAAGGAAAAGTTCCTATGGTAACGAGAGATGAATACCAGACGACGGGTGTCTCGGCTTTGACCGCAGAAACTCTGGAAGGACGAGCCCAAAATTCTGTCGCCGGTCTTCGCGGTCTTATGAGATGGACGGCTATCAAGCCGAACAAGGGACAGCGTGTCAATAACAAGGGGATGGATTTAATTTATAAAGCACCGGGGCTTGGAGCCGACAACTACACCCTCCGCGCCTATCTGGAATTAGTTAAAATCGCAACCATACAAGATGGTGTTTTTGATTGTTATTTTGCTTAAAAAATTAAAATATATTTTATTAATATAAAATGAATTGGTTAATAAATTTTATTTGGGATTATTTTCCATCTTGTAAAGCTTGTCGAAAACACGAGGAAGAAAGGAAAGAAATATTAAAAATGATTGAGGATTTACTCAAAACACAAAATGAATGTTTAGAATATATGAAAAAACT